CGGGGGGTTATTCCTGGGGGCGGCGTTGGTCGCTCAGAGCCCAGGCTTCTGGCTTGGAATGATCACGGCTGCCGTGAAGGCGGCAATCCCAAAAATCACAGAAGTCTCGATGCGGCGGATGTCGCCAGAGAAAGAGCGTGAGTTCCGTGACTGCATTCGGCGTGGCGGTGAGTGGGATCATGTGAAGAAGAGATGCAAGCGATAGGAGTTTAGGATGCCAAAGCGTCCACGTTTCAAGCCGATCAAAATCGACTGGAAGCGCTCGGAGAGCGTCTATGGGATGGCCTACCCTTTAGAGCATCGGATTGAGTTAGACGACAGGATGACAGACACCACCATGATTGAGGTCGCGGCGCATGAGGTGACGCACGTTATCCTACCAGTTCTGGACGAAGAAGCAGTTGAGTTGCTGGGGCGACACATTGCAAACGTGCTTACTCGTCTCGGTTTCCAGCGCCATGAGGAGCTTTAATTTTGACACTGAAAGTCAGCGAGCGAGACTTCATAGACGCCTTCAAATCACTAGGATCACCGGAAGCAGTGTCCAAGCATTTGGGCATCGATTTGCGCAGCGTCTATAGGCGCAGAAACAACATCGAAAATAAGTTCGGCATCATCCTCGCCTCTCATCACAATGATAGAAGTGGACGCCAGAAAATAGAATTGCCGCGTGTTGGTATCCGTCAGGTTGCCAACGTGACGGGACCGATCGTTGTATTTGGAGATGCGCATTGGTGGCCAGGCCAGCAAAAAACAGTCGCGCACCGAGCCCTTCTTGAAATCATTCAAGAAGTGCGGCCGTCAATGATCGTTGCGAATGGTGATTTGCTCGACCTACCGTCATCAAGTCGCCACCCACCTCTTGGCTTTGGCCAACCGCCACAGCACGATGTGGCGCAGGAGATAGCAGTCGTACAAGAATATCTGGCAGAAATCGAAAGCCTGGCAGACGACAGGTGCATGCTGGTGTTCAACCTGGGAAATCACGACATCAGGCTGTCGGCCCGGATTGCATCGCACGCACCAGAGCTGGCAACGCTCAAGGGCGTATCACTAGATAGTCACTTCCCTGCCTGGGCGATTGGAATGTCGCTGATGCTGAACGGCAATACGATGATTAAGCACCGCCCCCCCAGGGGAGGTGTTCACGCCACCCACGGCAGCATCGTAGCTTCTGGGTTGGATTGCATCGTGACCAACCACCTCCACCAGCTGCGCATCAGCCCATTAACAACGTATCGACCTCGACGCGCTTATGGCGTTGATGCGGGTTGCCTTGCCGATTTTGGCCCAGGCGTGCCTCAGTTCGATTACTCTGAAGATGGTGTAGTCGGGTGGGCTTCCGGCTTCGCGGTCATACATATTGCAGAAGATCACACGCTGTTACCGCCAGAGCTTTGCGAAGTGATAAATGGACGTGCTTATTTCCGCGGGCATGCGGTGGTATGAGTTTGACCAGGCTTAGCTCTTCATGCTGAGCCAGGCCGCAATTTTATTTCAAGGCGGACCGTCGAGGAATAATAGCGCGGATTTCTGCGGCTATATTTTCCTCAATAGCAGCCTGCACAGCGGCGTGAGTGTCTCGATACGGAGACAGTGCAGCCGCCTTGCGTTTGGCGATTTGTGCGGCTTCTTCCAGCGCCGCCCGAAGCACTTTTCCCAAGAGCTCCTTTCGGGTCATGCGTCACCTTCTTCATGTGGAAGTGGGAGGAGCAAAGCAGTATCGTCGGGATCGTACTTCCCTACAACAGCGCCATCAGGCCACGCATTTATCGCAGCAGCTATCGCCCTGTGCATCGCAAGGGCATCCGGGGCCATCATTGCTTGCCATGCCGCCGTGACGGACTCTGGCGGTATCTGGTCAGGACGGATCATCCCCGCCCCCTATCCAGGTCCGCCTGGCGGCGGGCTTCGGCAAGCTCTGCGTACAGGCGGCGGATGTGTGCGTCGGCCAGTTTGAGATCAGCTATTAGCTGCTGAACCTGAAGCGCAAGCGCACGGTTTACGGCCTCAAGGCTTGGCTCGCGGGTCATCTGGCCACCCGTCTGGCATAGGCTGCACCCGCTTTGGTGACCCGCCGCAGGGCGCTGACGCCTTGGTAGTGGCAGGCTGCGGCGATCCGCCGGTCGCCCTTGGCGCCCCTGTAACACATGGCCAGGTGGCGCATCCCCCACTCGGTCTGAACCGCGCAGCTGGCCCGCCGAATCGATGGGCCTCTGTAGCCCATTGCGCGGGCCGTGGAGGGCATGATCTGTAGCGGGCCACTCGCCCCGCTCCTGTTATGGCGATGGCACTGTAGGCCGCTCTCTGCGCGTCCTACGCGCACCGCCAGATCCACCGGCACTCGGTGGCGCTTTGCCGCCGCCACGACCAAAGAGGTGGCGTCGGAGGCTTGGGTGGGTGGTGAGCTAGAGTCCGAAGCCAACAAGAGGCACAGAGCAGCCCCAGCAAGACAGGATTTTATTCTGTTCTTTTTGGCCGCGATTGGCCGCGATTGGCCGCTTTTCCCGTGAATGTATAGTGAACAAAGCGCGAATTTTGACGTTGATCTTTCTTTATTTATCAATGACTTAGCCGTTGACGCTTGCCTTGACATGGTAGGGGTCACAGGTTCGATCCCTGTACCACCCACCAGATTATCCAATAAAACCAGATAGTTGGATGACTGCATACCCTGTTACCTCTGGGCTTGGCCGCGATTGGCCGTTTTATAATTTAAGTTCCCGCATCGGCTTAAACGCCAAGCCATTTTGAAATGCGTACCGGAGCCATTCCGTAACTTCCCCCGCGCCAGTTGCAAGAGTGGCGGCGTAGTCTCCCTCGTCCTCGTTCCCTACCCATTTGTACAAGTCGCTGACTTTGGGGCCACGGTTTTCCCAGATCAGCCCGCCTGATGGAAGACGGGCATATTCCGTCTCTGCCGGGTGGCAAACTTCATTTATCAAGCCCCAGAGATCGTCCAGCGACGAAGCTGAAAAGATGCCAACAATTTCTTCAGGCGCAATCGGATCATCGGCAGCCATTCTAACGCAGTACAACGTCATGCTCTCCTCCTAAACGCTGTTGCCATTTCCTTCTGAAACTCTGGAGACTGGTGACCATAAACAGCCTCCAGCGTCTTCATGCTGGTGCTCGTCAGGCCCGACACATCCCAAAGATCCATACCGGCTCGGAGCAACCAGGTCGTGGCGCTGTGTTTGAGGACATGTGGCGTCACGCCTGAGTCCAGACCCGCTGCCCTTACGACAGCATCCCAGCCCCTTTGCTGGCGCTCAATCGGCCTCCCCTTGTACCGGATCACGGTCGTCTGTGGGCCTTGAGCCAGATCCTGTCGATGCCACCGCCTGACGTGAGCCAGCAATCGATCTGGCATCCTGGCAGCTGTACGCCGTTTCCGCGTCTGCTTCTCAGCCTTGCCAGCACGATGAATAATGCCCCGCTCGACGTCTATCCAGCCAGCGTCTGGCGCTTCATGCCAGCGCAACTTGAGGATCGTTGCGTGACGTGTGCCGGTATAAAGCCCCAGAAGAATAAAGCGTGCGACATATATCAAACGCAGTTTTCGTGCTGCGTTCAGCAACCGTGCCGCCTCATTTCTGGTCAGCACACGGTCGCGAGGTGCGCTGTCTTCTGGCTTCCAGACCTTGGGAACGGCATCAAGAGGGCTCTCGAGGTGCCAGTGATTGATTGCGGCTTGAAGGGTACCGAGTTCACGGCGCACCGTAGCCTGGACTACCTTCTTGCCGCGCGTCTCGGCATAGGTACGGCACAGCTGGCCGTTGATGTCGCGCAGGGTCTTCAGACCAAAGAACCCCAAAAGCGGCGTGGCGTGATAACACATCGGCGGGGCCGGATTGTGCTTGATGTAAAGCGCGATCACGTCGGCGCAACTAATCTGAGCGGGGTTGCTGGCGGATGTATCGATCCGCCGCGTTTGTGCGATATACTCCCCGAGTTTTTCTTGAGCTTGTTGGTAATCGCCAGGGCCGCAGCCAGTGTCGATTTCCGTTCGTCCATCGACAATGACCCATCTTGCGCCAGCTGGGCGCTCCTTAATTCTGAGCCTTGCCGGGAGCCTTTTGCGCGACATTTCATCCTCCACTGCATGATGTCCGATTGGGTGACGAAATATGACCGACCAATTTTTTCAGAAGTCAACTCGCCGCGCCTGATTGCAGCCCGCAATATGTTGACCGTTACTCCACCTTCTGGAAAAAACCTGTGGATAGCAACCTCAAGTGGCATGGCTGTATTCATCACACCCCCCAACCGCCCACAGGCCAATCGTCATCCTGCCACACTGGTTTATGCGGCCTGGCGACGCGGTATCCTGCAATGATGCCGACGACAAAACCGATCGGGACGCCGCACAGAAACGCCGCCGCAAGCAGTAAGACAGTCATGTCAGGTTCCTCGAGATGATGTAGCTTGTGGCCATCGCTCGGAGCTCATCCTCCGAGCCGTCATTCAGAAAGACATGGCTCGGCGTCGCCAGCTGCTCTGAGACATGCCCGTTCACCGGCCCGACTCCTGGGCGTTGCACGAGCACGACCTCGCCGCCCAGCCGCCGGATCGCTTCGCCCTCGTTCTCGAACCGGCAGTCGTCGATCACGACGCTGCCACCGTGGTCGAGGGCACGGTGTGCCGCGTCAACCGCAACATTTACCCAAAGCGCGGCGCCGATCTTCTCACGCCCCCAGTCGGTGCCAAGCATCTGCATCGCCTGGCGTGGGCTCTTCCCGCAGAGCACCGGATGAGGCTGCTCCTTGAGATCTCCCTCTATCTCGCGGTCTCCCAGCGCAAGGCAGCGCATCATCTGCTTCAGGGGTCCGGCGAATTTCACAAGCGTGAAGCCGTGCTTCTCGACGAGGTGCTTCGCGACGGTGCTCTTGCCGCTGCCAGCGTAGCCGGTGAGTGCGATGAGGCGGGTCAAGCCTGCATCTCCTTTTCTTTCGCCATCAATGCCTTGCGAAAAGTCTGCACGACAGAACGCAGATCCTCGCCACGGGCGAGATGCCCCTCAAGCGAGACCAGGACCAGGCGCAAATACTCAATTCGTTCTTCAACCGATGTGCGTGCGTTCATCCCATCCTCCTAAAGTATTCACACAGTAGAGCCGCCTCAGCTCGCCCATCGTCCTTAACCTTTGAAAACCAGCTTGAGCTCATCGGCCACATCTTGATCGCAGCGGCGCGCGACAGTGCTTTGTCCCTGCCTAAGCCCATTGCCTTTTTCCACTTTTGTGGCGTCACCAGCACCGTTCTGATACCGCTGGCGGCTAGTACGCCCTTGATGGTTCCGACGTTCTCGCCAAATCGAAACGCTGACGTCCGACCCATGCCGAAGGCGTTAACATCCTCAAGCACCGCGACGTCGATCCTGACATCGGCATCAAGCAGTCGATCATGCAGGAGCTGCGGCGAGAGCTCTTTCCTGGAGCCCTTGCCGTGAGCCACTTCTACGACGGGCAGATCGTCGACGTTAACCAGGTCGCCATCGCGCATAAACGCGATGGCTCCCGATATGCCTGGATCGATGCCGACTATTAGCATCAACCGAAGTCCATGTTGGCGAGATCGGCCTGCTTCTTCGCTGCTGGCGGCGGCACTGCGCGAGAGCCTGTGGACGGCGGGGCTGAGCGCGTTGCTGAAGGTGCTGGCGCCTCGTCGGCGCCATCG